CTTCTTGTAAATAGTCTTTCAGTAAATCACGTTTGGTTTGGTCAACCGGAAATGCCATGTTTGTTTCTCCTAATATTTAAGTTAAAAGGGCTAATTAATAGCCCATATTCTTGTTGTTAGACTAGAACGGTATATCCGATCCGTCATCTTGGCCTGCATCAAAGTCTGTATCTGCACTCTCTTGTGGAAGATCGTCTACCTTGTCCACTTTAGCCTCTATCACTTTCTGAATAGCACTGCCTTGGTAGTTGTTAGCAGCTTTAATCTTCTTAACCAGATCGCCACGTAACCACTTCTTATCTTCTGCCTTAACACTATCAAAAGTAATAGTGAGTGCAGGAGAGACTAGGGGCTTCACTGTCATCATAATTTCTTTAGAGTCTGGGTCAGACGGATCAGATGGAATCATGGGTACTTCTGAGCAACCTTTGAAGTTCAAGTACACCTTACCATCTGTTGTCTCAGTCTTATCTACAGTAACCATTAACGGTTGACCCAACAATTGAGACACATCCATATTATCCACACCACTACCAGCTACAATCTGAGTTTGTTTAGTTGCTTTAGCCAACTTAGTCAATAAACTGTTAGAGTGGAAGGTGAAACCTTTATCTTTAAGAATTTGCCCAGCCTTATCAAAGCTATAACAGCCCGCAAAACCAATACCCGCAACATCTCCCATGAAAGACTTATTGAGTAATAGACGGTATGGCTGTTTACCAATCTCACCCCCATAGTCAACAACATCACTTGTCAGGTCTACAAAGACCGCAACTTGTGGTTGCGGCTTCTGTGGAATCTGGATTACTGTTTTACCATCCACTTCTGCCAACACAGCCCCCTGTTCAGCTAAACCTTTAACGTGCTTTGGGTTAGTCTCTTGGTACTCTTCTTCAAAAGGGTCGCGTTCTTGTACACCTAAGTCTACGATCAAGCTAATACGGGCTGGACGACTGCCACCCTTAACTTGCTTATTAATTGCGTTCCAATCAACCTTAACGTAGTTATCGTCTTGTGGTTGTTGATTACTTGCTGGTTTAAAACTCATTGTTTATTCTCCATCTGATTTAATTTAGTTAATTCTTTTACAGCTTTCTTGTAGCCTGATTTACTTCCCATCTTCCACACACTCGCTAACAGAGCTACAAATCCAAGGGCAATGAAAGCATCTAGGAATATCATTAGTTAGCTACTTTATCTTCGTTAGTGCAACCAATAATTTCTTTAGTGTAACCACAGTACATAGTAGTTTCTTTGTATGTGCCATTTGGTTGTGGGCGCATACCTGTACAAGTTACTAGGCCATTGAAGTTACTATCTTGTGGTTTACAAGATATAAACGCACCACGTTTATTATCTGCTTCAATCCATTCACGATTCCAGTAAGACTTAGCATTAGACTCAACCAAGTTTCTGTCTTCTGCGGTCAGGTTATACATCTTTGATGTTTGATCTACTCGCTTTTGCTCGGCAGTTTTCTCCTCACCACAAGCTACCATCAACACAGATACTACACCCATCATTGCTAACATTTTACTTACATTTTTCATATTACATTTCCTCTAGTTTGTTGTTTAAAATTACTTAATTGCTGCTAATTCTTTAGTTAGACGAGCCACTTCAGCCTTAGCTTTGTTTAACTCATCTTGTTTAAGTTTCTTGGTTAAAGCTGGCACTGTCTTAGAGACTACTTCTGATAAACTATTCATCGATGGGTAGTCAAAATTAATTATACCCTTGCTACTGTATTCAAGATTATCAAAATCTCCAATATCAACCTCTATAGCGTAGGGATGATTGTAATCATCATTTTCTGGAAATACGCCAACAATTTTAGCTTTAATATTAAACTCGAAGCCTAATTCGCCGAACGTGGGTTTTGGTGGTGCTTTAGGCTTAGTTGTTTTAGTTACTGCTTTAGTCACTACTTTCTTTGGTGCTACTGCCATATTATTTCTCCTACATTAGTTAATTAAAAATACACAGCACAATTACATTTTACACTACTACAAACTATATTGCAAGAACTATTTAGTGAACATCATAATAATTTTTACCTACTTTATACCCACCATCAAGATCAATAGAAAACAAAGGTGGTTGTCTATTAGCAAACATAATTGGGTTTTTAACATGATAATTGAATATCTGTTCTGCTGCCCATGTGTAGCATTCCCCCGCTAATTTACCAACTTGATCCTCATACCCTATTACAACCTCTAATAGTTTTTCATCATGTACATCTAAGATCATCTGTGCTTTATCATCTAGGTTAAGACGCTTTAACTCTTTGGATAATCTAACTGTCATAAGTTTCTGAGCTAATGCTTCAAACCCCTGTACGATAGTGTTAACACTCTTATGGCTACTATTATTCCACAACCAATACCCAAACGCCAGTGGTAACATAAAACCTGTCTTATACTTGTACTTGTTTTCAAATACCTTCAAGGTTGAGATTACAGTATCCAAACCCATCTGACGTAAGAACTGGTCTTTACGAGCGTTACCCTCTGACTCTGGAATTCCGATAGTCTTACCTACCTTCTTCCCCGCAGCCCCAAAGATTACCGCAAATGAACCCCCTTTACTAGCCTTGCGTTTCAAACTTATTTTATGGATAAGTTCTTTATCTTGGGTTTCTACTGCCTTTAACCAATCTGACTCACTCACCATACCAAACATACGAGCGTTTACACAGTGTGCGGATTGCCCTACATACATTCCCGTATCATCCAGTTCTTGACCAGAGGCTACAGAATTGTAGTATTCATAATTGTTAGCATAGTAAGCTGCAATAGATAATTGTGCAGACTTCATATCAACCCCTACTAACACTTTCCCCTCTTCCGCAACGATACACTGTCTTATTTCTTCCCCGTATAGGGCACTGTCAGAAGGGGCATTAACCCATATACGCTGGGCACCACGACCACTGCGAGTAGCAAAGTTATTAACTCCCGCCCCCACTCTACCATCAGGTCTTAGATAACTTAGCAACCCTTTGTTCTCTGGGTCTTTAACATTCTCCAAGAACCTACGTCTATGTTGGTAAGTATTGTACTCTGCGATCTTCCTACCAATACCTTCTGGGAGCTGATCATAGTCCTCCTCAGAGAGTTTAGGACTACTTACCATGTACTCTCCTTTCTTGAGAACCTTAACCATCTGGTGTTCCGGTAGAGCATTTGAAGGCCATCGTACTTCAGTCAAACAATCTACTTTTATGTACTCATCGTTTATGTCAGTCTTTAAGTTCCAATCCTCTGCATCATTCCAGCCCAAGGTGATTAAAAAAGATTTAACCACATCCCCTTGAGTTAGTTTAGAAGGGAGTATTTCTACTTTAGTGTATGCACCACAAATAATATCAGTATCTGTAGGTTCTACCTCAAAGTATAAGCAAGTGTGTTTATTCAACACTACCTTCTCTTCTATCTGCTTTTCAATATCCCACTCTTTAGGTTTAGTCTCTGGATAACCAACCTTTATCCAATCAGTAAGGTCTTTCTTCTTATTGAAGGTAGGGCTTGCTCCATAGGATATATTAAAACCGTAATACGTTGTTATCTTTTCTTTGTTTGTAAAGTTCATACTAGGTTTGAAATAAGGTTTCTCTACCACGTCTTCAATAACACCATTCCGTTTACGTTGTACAATGTTATCTTTAATTCCGTGGTTCTTGTACCCAAACAATGCAGCCATTTCTGATCTACTAACACGAGTACCGCTACCCTTAATAGTTGGAGGAAGTTGTGGTTCAATCTCATGTCGTAATAATTCAATCTTAATGTCTAAATCATTAATACATTTCCTAGCATGTTCGACATCAATCTTAGCACCTCGTTGCTCTTGTAAGAAACACTCATCTGCATACAAAGCTTCAATCTTAAGTGCAGAAGTAAAATCAATACCGTATTCATCCTTTAATTCCTTACGCTCTTTCTCTAGCATGAGGTACGTCTTAGCTTGAATCTTACAGTCTTCGATTACTCGGTGTAGTTTAAAGGCATCCATAGTTGCCCATTCAGTTACTTCCGGTTTGTTTACTCCACACTTAATACCCCAAGCCTTCAAACCATGTGCTGATTTAGCACCTTTAGGGCAAGGACGTTCAAACCATTGTAGCTTAGACTGAATAAACGTATCGTGATAACTTTCAAAAGGTATCTTATTCTCTGGCCACACCTTGTTAATTACAGGGCGGTCAAAGGTATGTGAGTTGTGAAGGATTAAAACACTGCCATTGCTAACAGCTTTCTCCCAAAACTCAATACCCTCTTGTAACGTACCCTTCTTCTTTGGTATTACATAAGTTTTACTGTCGTAAGGATCAACTACAGATACTTCATCGAAGTTAGTGTAATCGTGGAACAATAAAACTTCATTACTCTCTACATCAATAGAACATAAACAGTGTATATCCTTTGCTGAATGAATAACATCATAAAACCCAATTGCTTCAATATCACTTGCTAACTTACGATTAATATACTGCAATGTTACACCTCTTATAAAATGTCTGAAATATCAATCTCCTGTTCTTGGGGGGAGTAGACATCATATTCTGCTGGGAAAGCATCTTCAACTTGTTTATCAAAGTAACTATCAAAGTCATACATAGTGTGGGTCTTATTGTCATAGAACCAAGAACCAGCATTACCTGTAATCCCTGTCCATCTACATTTACCCATTGTTACTTTAGTAGTGTTCTGGATAGTAGGATCATCAGAGTATTTATCTCTGTTTAAAAATATATTAGCCCCCGCACTCTTAGTAATTAAAGATAGGCCACTAACATCATCTTCTGTTAATTCCCTCACAATCCGTTTACCTGATTTATCTGTGGTGTTATTACCCTTACGGACATGGCACACACAAGAGAAAGAAATACCAGTTTTAACAATAGCTTTCATCCATTTAATGAATGCCGCTTGTTCATCCATAGGAACCCCATCAAATAAGTCATTGATAGGATCAATAACAATCAACTGGCAACCATGTTTCTTAATCAATTTCTCAATCTGTTTACGAGTGTGCTCTAAACTACCCTCACGATCATCTAATATTACAAACCGTTCCTCCCCTACTTCATTCTCTCGTAAGTGAGTACGTGCTAGTAACACCTCAGGTTTTTGTACAAATGCTACCGCTTCTTTTGGGTCTTCGATTAAATTAATCTTAGCTCCAACTTCACGACTAAGCATTGCAATCATATACTGTGCGTCTGTGAGTTCTAGTGATAAAATCCCAACCTTGTAAGGGCTGTTGTACACCCACTCCCTAATCGCTTCATTAACTGTTGTAGACTTACCAACACCCGTCATTGCAATCCAATTCACCCAATATCCCAGAGGAATACCACCAGCCATTTTAGATTGTAGAACCCTCATAAATTCCGGTAGCTTAATCTTAGGCCGTGCTAATTCTTCTTCAATTGTTTCATCTGCTTCTACTGAACTAACCACTCCATCTGCTAGATACGGTTTTGCATTGTAGAAGTCTCTTACAAATTGATCTGATTTACCATCCTGTAACATTTTGTTAGGGTCTTTTAATGACCAATGTGCAATCTTAACCTTCTCTGCCGGTAATACTTTAGCAATCTCTAAAGCTGCATCTCTTCCAGCAGAGTCGTTATCTACTCCAATAATAATAGTTTCATACGCATTGCAGAAGTCGTACTGAGCGGCAATCTGCTTTGCTGCACTTCCCTCTCCGGTAGTAGGACTTACAACTGCGATAGGTTCAAAGTCTTGTTGTCCCCTCTTAATCTGAGATTCCCGTAACATTGCAAAAGCTGCTGCCTTGTCTTCTTCTCCCCCAACAATAAGGAGGTACTTTCCTCCAGATTTAAACTTAACTTGCCCTGAGAGTTGAGACTTGATCCCTGTTCTGCCTTGGTTACAATAACCAAAAGATTTAGGATGTACGCGAGACTTATATCCAACTACAACATCATCTTCTGTTTCTGGGTAGAACCTAGCAACTACATTACCACCTTTATCTAACTTAGTTAAGTGTCCATAGAACTGAGAATACTTATCTGGGATGCTACGATAATCTCCTGACTTGTATCCAATATCTTTTATCAATGATATAACTTGTTCCTTTGTTAAAGGCTCTTTCTTAGGTTTGGTAATTACTTTCTTACTGTCAACAACTACACCGCCTTCGATCCCCAACCCACTTGCTAAACTACTACCGTGTACATCTTCCTTGTTAAAGTATTGGTTGCATGACCAACAAAATCCATCATAGAAAACTTCATCCTTTTCTTTATGTTGATAAATAGCTAGTCCATCACTGCTACTACAAGATTGTTTATGTGAATACTCATCTGCTATACAATTAAAATGTCCTACAAAATCTCCGCTATCTTTACTCATACATCCCCTTATAAATACTCGTGATACTTCTTCAACAACCACTGATCCCAATAGTTACGATCAACTTTCTGTGGCAACTTACTGCTCTCAGCTAACTTCTCGATAGTCAGTATTACACTCTCTAACTCTGGTTGTACCTCGTTGACAAAGTTTAATTGCCCCGTCTTAACTTCTAACAAGAACTTGGTCTGTGGGAGAGGGTAATCAAAATCCCCATCCTTCAGAATACCAAGCATTTGATACGAAGCCCTTAATGCGTGGGATATTGCCTTAAAGTCACAACCTAGGTTATCTTTAGCTTGTTTCGCCCTCTCGCCATATTCATTGTATATGCCCTCTAAGTGGGCTTCCAACTGGGTAATGAATAGTGTGTCCTGATACTTTCTTCCACAAACCTCATAAAAGTTTAAAGGCTTACTTTGTGATTTATCTGACGTCACAACTTTTAGTATGTGTTCTCCAGTGGGTAGTAAATCCCAGACTTCCTTTAACCTAAGTTCTGGGGACAACTCTTTAACGACCCGCAGCGCATCTTCCACTGCACCCATTCTGCTTCCACGAATTCCATACTTATTGGCCTGCTTACGAGCATAGCCAACATATGATTTCATATCCTTGGTGTAAAACTTAGTCCTATCAGCTAACAATTCATCCCAGATGAAGTCTATTGTGTTGTGCCAGTCATCAACACTTTCCGCTAGATTATCTTTGGCATGAAGCATATCAATAGCAACAGTCTCACCCTTACAAGCTAACTCAATAAAATAAGGGAGGGAAAAGATTTCTACATCAATATCATCAGCAGTGTTCTTACTCTTATCATCGCCAGTAGACTGTGAGTAATGTTTGGCATAGTTACCTAACAGTAAATTATCACGTTCTGGGAGGTAAATACCTTTGTAGTCTTTGTCACTGCTTGGTGTTTGTAATCCGTAAAGATGACTTCCGAACAAGCACTTCATAATTAAGTTATTCATTTAATCCCCTCTAACCAAGTCTTCTCGTAATATCTGCCATCTTCCTCGTAGCAAGGCATCTTACATAATGTGTAATTGAGAAGGTTAATATCAGGATTCATCTTAATAATCTGAGCAAGGTACAACTCTTGATTGGCAAGATCAATCCTAATTCTCTCCTTGACCATATCTTGAATACTCTGCACAGTAACATAAGCCCTTGACATCAACTGTTCCTCTCTTCTTTTTGATAGTAGAAGCAATGGTTTGAGTGCCGACTATATAACCTAAGCTTATCAAAGAAAGCACTCTCTGTATTGCAATTCTTGAAGTACAACACCTTAGACGGTAGTGTACTCTTATATCTACCAGATAGCAACTCTTTAGCTACAGTTCTCGCTAATTTATATCTTTCTTTATCTTTAGGTATGTCACTCAAGCCATCAGAGTACCAACTGTAGGCATTCTTCTTGCGCATAACTGAGCAAACACTACCACCGTACCCCTTACTCTTAACTCTGTTGAGTGTGACAGCTCCAACAAGGATCATGCCCTTCTTACCCTCTGACTTACCACGAGCCTCAAAGTATGCAATTTTACTAAGGCATGTAGCCTCTCTATTCTCTTGGGCTGCCCTACTATTCATTTCCTCGTAGGATCGCTCATAGACGCTCACAGAAGGCGCAGAAGCCATTCCTGAGTAACTATCTGGGGAGATAAGCTGTAAGAAGTAGAAAATGTAGTGCATAATTCAGTTACCCTAAGAAGTTTATAGCTTGTACATCTTGTCCAGTATCTTTATCTTTAAAGAGAATACTACGATCTGTATAGTTATTACAGATAAGGTAATGTCCACCAGCAAAGACTAAGTTAATAAACAACATAAAGTCTCCTTCTGATTTAAAGTAGACATCAATATCATTCACTTCATTATTACAGAAGATAGAGGTTAAAGCTCCACCAGCGATAATAGCATTACTTTCTTGTAGAATTTCTAATGTCTCTTCAGAGATAAGACCTAGAAGTTTATTAATTTCTC